TTGATTATACTTATTCTTACCTACACGTTCTAATATACTTTGACTTGCTGGTTTTATTTCAATTAATTCTGTAGAAACTTTGCCGTATTTGTCTACATATTGTATAAAAAAATCAGGCACATATACTGTTTGTTTTCCGGTTAACGGATCTCTGTAAGGTATCTGTATAGCTTCGCTGGCCCATTTTTGTACGCTAATATTATTATCACAAAAATTCATAAAGCTCCACTCCCAACTTGATCTGTATGTAGGAATTTTAGTTCCTACATATTTTTCAGGATGCTTTATTACAAACTTGCCACGTGCAAATTTAGCCATATTATACTAAAATGTTACGTGCTTCGTAGGTATTAGATACAGGTTGTGTTCTGTAACCTAAAAAACTAGTACTATCTCGAGTACTGTTTAACACTTGAGCTACAACTTGACTTAACTGAATATCGGTCAACGTCTTCATGGTATCAAGTAATTTAAATACTTGAACATTCTCTGATCGAGCTTGGCTTAACATTATAATTGCTATACTGTTGGCACTGTTTGTATCAAAACCTCTTTTTGAAAAGAATCCGGTAGCAGCATCGATTTCGTTAGATGTAAAACTATATGTCTTAGCACGATTTGCACCAAAGAATGTTTTTACACTGGCCATGCCGGTTTGTGATTTTTGAGGTAAGTTACTAGTATTCATATTTTAAAAGTCCCAGCTATCGGCGTCTCCAGCATCTTCTTCTACTGCAGAATCACCGTAGTCAGATGTTTCTTCAGAACTGTCATCAGTATTTTCACTACTTGAATTTGGATCCTCTTCATTCTCTGGACTATCTCCTTCCGTTGAATTCTCGTCACCGCTAGCACCTTCGTCTTCCGGTGTCTCTGTACCAGGAATGTTATCGTTTGCATTAGGATCTCCGCCTTTTTTGCCAAAACTTGGAAAACTAATGCCAGATAATCCGCCTGCAATCGCCCCTAATACACCTGTCGCACCTAATACACCGGCAATACCAGCGCCTATTGCTAAACCAGATGCTAGCGAATTTATTGGGCTCGATTGTTGACTATTTTGATATGTATTAACTTGTGCTAACGCATGTGCAAGTGCGCCTGTAGCCAATCCAGTAGTGTCGATGCCGGATACAAAACTAGCTTCTTTAGTGCCTACTGGAATAGTTCCAGTTAACGGACTAGGTGTAGTATCATAATGCGAAATTCCAAAACCTTCAGGGCTATCTGCTGTTACAGCACCTACACTATAGCTTACACTTTCGTATAGCAATTTCATATCAAAATCACGCACAGTGTTGGAGCTGTAATCTAATCTATTGTGATTCCAACTGCTTATCATAGGATTATATATTTGATAGCAAACATACTCGTGTCGGGCCATTTGATATATTTTAACATAATTAAAAAACGGATCAGTGCTTCCAGCATCATAACCATAACTTGCAGGAATACTGCTATATGACTTTGTTGCATTACGAGAGTACGCACCGGGAATTGTTGCCGTATTACTATCTGCATAGTAATATGCAAAATATTCTTGCCATAATTGATTAATTAAACCCATGTTATCGTCATGGAATTTAACTCCAATCTCGCCATAACTTACTTTTTGTTGAACTACTTTTTTTCTGTTATACTGATTTAATGTTTCTGTAGCAATTGTAAAACTAGGTAAATCTATACTTTTAACCAACATGTTTATTTCTTGCCCGTATGTACTCACTAGCTTGCTGTTGGTCAGTGCTCGGGTATTAATACCAAATGATACATGGAATAAAAAATTATGTTTAGGTGCTAGACGGAATTGATCAACATTGAATAACTTGGCCGCGTGTTCGTAACTTCGTAATGTTACGAGGTTACCAGGTACTGGTCCTTGTCCAGGATCTCCAGACCATGTTAAATTTGCTTCGGGTGTAAAGGCCATAACTTTATTTATTTAAAAAATAATATGCGTAGTTAATGAAACATCATAATAAAACCCACCGAAGTGGGTTTTTATTATTAAGAACCTAAAGCATTGCCGCCGTTGCCTGGTGTATCTGTAAACTTCATTACTGGTGTTCCAGATCCAATACCGCCAGCTGGAGTAGTTTGTACAGCATTGTCAAACTGAATGCTAAGATCAATCATAACAGGACCTTGCTCACTGTATTTTAACTCTTGATAGTTTGTACTTACTAGGTAACAACCGTATACTTCCCAAACTTCTAGTGCTTGTGGAGTACTAGTGCCGTTTGCACCGTCAAGGATTTCAATACGCATAGTGAATTTATAATCACCTGCCGAAGCTGCTGAACTTTGTTCAAAGAAATCAAATTGTTTCTGATTTTGTTGGCCAACTAACGTAGTAACTATGTTAGATGCATCATCGCGCAATTTAATTGAGATAGGATCCCATGCTGGTTTTCCAGCGTAGTGAATGATTGAATTATAAATTTCAATCTTTTGATCAGTGAACTTAACACTTGGACGAGCTGCTTCTGCAACTTGTTTAGTTAGTTCTGTTGCGCCACCTGTTCCAAAGTTTTCAAAGCTGATTCTGAAGCGATACTTCAGCTTTGGCATTAACATACCTTGTGAGCTTGCACTTTGGTCCGAGTTTAACGGTACTGTAAAATTTGATAGAGCTGCGATTGCCATTTAGTTTCTCCTAATTATGCGCCACTTAGACCTTTGATACCACCAGTGTTTTCTAGACGTAATGGAATGTAAATAAATTCCACGGCCTTAACTGGCTCAATAGCTATGTCGACGTGTAGTTCGCTTGCATCGATTCTAGCCGGTGTGTTATTTGATGAATCACAAACAACTAAGAAATCATACAATGCTCTCTTACTTGTTAAGTCCAGCATTAGTTTTTCAATTTGTTGTTTGATCTCATTGCGTGTGATTGCATCATTTGGTTCAAATATAAATGGTTTAGCAATGACATTCAATTGATAACGTAAGTAAATTACTAAACGTGCAACGTTGATACGATCTAAACTACTTGCAACAAGTTGACGTGTATATTGTCCATAACATACTAATCCTGTACCAGCGATATATGTAATTGGGTTAACATGAATACCAGCTAGTGTATCACGTTGACCTTGATTCAATGCTACTGTGTAGTATTCGCCTGTGTCACCAACAACATAACCAACTGAAGCAGCATTTGTTACACCACCACGGCGAACACCTGCTGGTGCAAACCATGGATAAGAAACATTGTCGCTTAGGGCAATTGTACGTAACATTACATAACTTGGAGGAACAACAATATTGTTGCCGTGCAAGTCTTGTGTAAGTGCCCATGGATAATAAACAGCACTATAAGCGTTGTTTTCAATTAAACCAATATCGCCGTCAATTACTGCACCTTTTGCGTTGTTACCCCAGTTGCTTAAACTTGTAGCATCTGGTGTTAATCGAGCTGGAGCATCTGCAACAATAAATGCACTTGTTCCATTGTCAGTGTTTAAACCAACTAATGCACTAACTGTTTCTAAATATCCTGGGCAACTTAATAAGTTATAGATAACTGTGTCTGGTTGACGAATATTTTGATTGCTCTGAATCGTAGCTTCTAGTGCAGCTAATACTACTGCACGTTGAGCCTTACGCCCAAATTGTCCAACTCCAAATGAATCATTTGCAGCCGCTGTTACCCAACGATCTGGATAATAATAAGTCATTGCCGCATTGTTTAAATTTGTATTTTGACCCGATGTAACTACATACCCTGCTTCGTATTTCTTCACATTAAATGAACTACGACGTGTGTTAAACAATAATGTTCCCTTTGGATACAATACTGGGCTAACACAATCAAAATCAACAAAGTTACTGGCTAGTAAACTAGCAATTGTATCTGGAGCACCTGCACCTGAGAATGGAGCACCTAATGCGCCGTTAGTGCTGTTATCACTCCAACGTGCATCACTAAACACAATAGCACCTGCATCTGTGTGGTCTTGATTATTAACAACAGTCCATGATTGCGTTGCAAAGTTAAACTTGTGTATAATAGGATAGTTTTCAATATCGCTAGTATCGATCCATAAATCGCCATTAGCTAGTGCGGCGCCTGTACTTTGTGTAGTGGGTCGTGTGGCACTAACAATAGGACCGTTGATATCTGTTGTGCCTTGAGTTCCTAGTGGGTTATTAATTGATTTACCACCTTTAATAACTGTTTGGCCAACTGTAACGTCTAAACTACGATATCCAACCCAGCTAGTGCCGTTGTTAATCATAATGTCAACATCGCCTAAATAGCTGTCATACCAGTATGTGCCATCTGCTGGAGTAGTTGTTAATGGAGTTGGGCTAGGCGTAGCAAATGCTGTGTTGCCCATCATTGTTCCCCATAAAGAAGCAACTGTTCCAGTTCCTGTTGGGTTAGAATAATAATTTGTAGTTGTGCCTGCTGTAAATATTTTGCTTAATGTAGCTGCTGTGCTTGCGCCATCAACAAACACAATATCACCACCAGTGTTGTGTGTAATTGTAATAGTATTATTACTATTTAATGTTACAGATACCAAACTTTGTCCAACTAGTGCAGATTGAATGGCTGCTGTTAAGTTATTTGCGTCAGATGTAGCTTGACCTGTACCAATAAATGACACAGTTACAGGATTTGTCAAATAATTATAATAACCATTGCCATCTGCTGAACCTTTTGTTAATGAGGTTTCGCTAATGGTAAAATTATAAGAAGTGTTTAAAGTAAATGTGCCAACACCAATTGGACTACTAGTAATTGTAGTTGTTCCTGCACTTGTACGATAATAAATTTTAAAGTCTGCTAGTCTGTTTGCAACAGATTCACTGTCGTTAAATTTAACGTAAACTGCATCTTGTGTTAGATTAATGCCGCCGCCGGTTGGGTCTAATGTTGCCAATGCTGTACCGTTATTTGGTAAAACTTGTGTTGGAACAAGCACCCATGCTTTAGTCGATTCTTGCCATACTTTAACAACAATATTTGCACCTAAATTAACATTGGTTGTTTTCATCCACACACTACCAGTCGGGTAACCATTAGCATACGATGTTTGTTCGCCAATTCCGTATAAAGGAACATTATAGTGTTGACTTGCTGTAAATGTTGGAGCAAGATATGGAAGTGTACTGAATCCTAACGTTGTTGCAGCTGTACCGCTCAATGTTACGTTAACACCAGTTGAGTAGATAATTAAAGTATTTCCATTTGAACCAGCTGTAACTCCCGATAGTCCAACTGTGTTAATAGCTGTGGCCAATGCCGCTACAGTACTAACACCAGTTACGTTTGCAGTACTTGTACCATTGTTAATAGTTAACACAGTGCCACCAGTAGTCATCGGTGTACTTGCAACTAATTGGCTTGCACTAACTGTGTAACTTGTACCAGCTGTTGGAGTGCCAGTTGCACTTGCACTCAATGTCCATGTACTTGTGCCGCCACCGCTTGCAAATGATGAACCAGTTAAGTTAGCAACTACGTATACAGTGCTTGGTGTTAAACCAGTAATAACCATACCAACACTGATTGTCCCTGATGCAACAGCGGTAACTGTTAGTGTTGTTGAGCTCACCGAACCAGTAAATGTTGCTGTATTAACTGCTGTAATTTCTGTACCAGCAGCTGTTGTACCACCTGTGATAACTTCACCAGCTGATAGTGATCCACCGGTTACTGCACCGGTTACTGTTAAAATTGTACCTGCAGCAGGACTTGCTGCGCCATTACCGATAATAGCTGCGGCAATACTAATACCAGTTGCTGTCAGTGATGGACTAGCGGCTGTGCTGATTGCTGTTGGGCGACTTGCTGCCCACTGTGTAGTACCAACTTCATACCAGCCTGCGGCTAAAATTCCATCGGTTACACCTTTTTTATAATATAATTTGTTTAGTGTAGTTGTTGCCACTAGTGCATAACTACCTGTTGAACCAAAACTACTTGCTGGAGCATTACCTGCTACGCCTCCAGCTAGTTGACTTGTATTAGTAATTACTGTAACTGTTTGTGCTGTAAATGTTTGACCGCCTGATACTGTAGGCTGATTAGCATTCCATTCAAAAATACCGTATGCGCTATCTGAAGTATCGAACCAATATGTACCATCTGCTGGCGCACCTGTTGGGATCACTGCTGTTCCAATTAGTTGACTTGTATCAATATCTGCACGTACAACGTATGCACGATTACTTACACCTAAAAAACTATAAGCGGCTTGTAAACCGTATTCGTTTAACTCGCCAGCATTGATAGGATTGTTTTCTGCGTCAGTTTGGAAGAAAGGAACACCAAAAGTTGATCCAAGATCTGATTGGCTAGTTAAAAGATACACGATACCAGCGTTCATTTTTAAGGTTCCAGGAGCAATTCCTGTTCCAGCTGAATTTTGTTTGTCTTGTTTACTAGCAACGATAATTAAAGGTACGGTACCAGGAGCGCCGGGGGTGTAAAAACTCTCGTCTATTACTGTTACGCTTACGCCTGGTGAACTTAGTTGGGCCATATTAGAATCTCCATGTGAACATGTTCTGTAATGTATTTATGGTA